CTGGCGAAAACCATACTCGGTCTACGAAAGCTAAAGAATTTCATTCCCAATAGAACCTCTATTCCCAACACACACAACATGCGAAACACTGTCCAGATAGGCTTTAAGCCTTCCCTAGCTCGTGAGCTTCGAGGTAATCCAGATCCTGGATCAAACCCTGCTTATGGCAAGACAGTCGACTACGCTCTACGAAGACACTTATCCGAAGATGAGTTCGAAACGGTTGTTAATCGATTTAGAAGATCTCCTTGGAACAACGAAGCGCTCAATGCCGACATTGAAAAGCTCGATTGCGAGGAACATCACGTCATTAAAGACGAGCACTACTATCGTGCCATCGAAAAGACCCGAACCCTATTTTCACCAGATAAGAAGCTCAAACCAGTACATTTTGCTGATTTGAGACATTACCCTTGGCAGTTATCATCAAACATTGGTGCCCCATTCGCCACAAGCGAACACTGGCAGTCCTATGTTAATGAAAAATATTCTGGAAATTTCACCGACTCCTTTAGTCGTGATTTATTCAAAGAAGCCCATGGTACATCACTCGACCCAGTGATGATCGATCGACGTATGACAAAGCGAAATCTCTATAATGAGATGTTTCTCATCAACAGGAAAAACATTCATCTAATTAAAGATGGCTGGACCACAAACTCATCAGGCCACGACCTGAAGTATTGGAATACTGCATTTGCACGACAACATCTAGTCGAAGAAAACGACCCAGATAAAGTGCGCCTTGTATTCGGTGCTCCTTCTACTCTGCTAATGGCAGAATTAATGTTTATATGGCCCCTTCAAGTTAGTTTACTAGCTAGAGGCTCTGAATCTCCCATGCTCTGGGGTTTTGAAACCCTAACTGGAGGTTGGTCCCGACTATATAACTGGGCTACAACTGTAGACCCCCAGTTTAATACAGTCTTAACGCTCGATTGGAGCCGCTTCGATAAAGAAGCGAGACACACCGTGATTCATGACATTCACTCAATGATCATGCGCCCGATGTTTGACTTCAACAATGGCTACCAACCAACGATCTTTTACCCTGAAACTCCTGACACAGACCCACAACGCCTTGAGAACCTTTGGAATTGGATGACGGACGCAGTCCTCACCATACCACTGTTACTTCCCGATGGCAAATTGTTACAATTTCAACATTCTGGTATTTACTCTGGATATTTCCAGACACAGATTCTTGATTCTATGTATAACTGCGTCATGATTTACACTATCCTATCAAAAATGGGATTCGACATAGATCGTATTCATGTCAAGGTGCAAGGAGACGACTCTTTAGTCCTACTCCCCCACTCATACATTGCACTTCGTGACACATTCCTGCCCTTCTTCTCTAGCACAGCGCTAAAGTACTTTGGATCCACCGTTAATATTAAGAAAAGCGAGATCCTTCCATCATTAGAAAATGCTGAAGTACTAAGGTACCGTAACCACGGAACCATGCCCTTTAGAGATGAACTCCAACTCTTAGCAATGCTAAGGCACCCTGAACGCACAGCTTCACTCCAGTCATTAATGGCTAGATGTATCGGTGTCGCATACGCTAATTGTGGAACCCACACCCGTGTTCACCAAATTTGCGAGGATATTTATAGTTACCTAGCATCTGCAGGCTTTACGCCTGACCCGCTTGGTTTACCTGGTGGTCTTCGATATAAACAGAACTACGTTCCTAGTTATACGCAAATTGATCTAGATCATTTTCCGTCTTTCTACGAAACTATCTGTCATCTCCAAGACCCGGCCCGCGAAATCCTTACAGGAAAGCACTGGCCGTGCTCCCACTTTATCGGTATCCCCGGAAAGTCTTAAGTTTAAGACGTTTTTAGGCGTTTTTTCCTCTTAAGTAAAATAAAACAGAAAAGGAAATAAAAAACAAAAAAAAAAAAAAAAAAAAAAAAAAAGAAAAGAAAAGCAATTTTTAAAAAAAAAAAAAAAACACCCCCGACACATAATTTTTTTTCATATACAAAAAAAAAAAAAAAAAACCTAATTAAATAAAA